GATACTTAGAAGGTCTGGTTTTACTGTTATGAGTCCTAGAAGCCCCTGGAAGATCAGAGATAAGATCACTGCTGTTAATACTGCCCTGTTCGATGCTAATGGCAATAGGAGGACGCTAATACACCCTCGTTGTAAAGAATTGATAAAAGCACTTAGGACCTTAACTTATGCACCTAATACTGGTTTACCTAATAAGAACTTGGGTGTGGATCATGCTTTTGATGCTTTTGGTTATCTTTGTCTGCAACAATTTAACTTGGCGAAACCTGAGACATTAGGGCAGACTGCGTTTAGAATATATTAAGAGTTTCTTTTTACTATGGGCTATGGTTATGGTGGATCAATGAAAT